AGGTGCTAACTCAAACGGCTTTTTATGATATTTAATGCCTAACTCAGGTAGGCGTAGGAAGTTTGGTAAATCTAATTCAGGCAAACCTAGAAACCCAGGCGCCTGTAATGCAACTGTCTTAAATAATCTATCTGTGTGATTTGATCTAATTACGTCTGTAACTTTAAGCGCTTCAAGTATTCGTACGGTTTCGTCACGATCTTTAGCCAAAGTCGAAGCAAAAGAACCTGCTTGATTTGCCGTCCAACGCGACAGAGTGGGCATATCTATTTCATCACCAATAGTTACTACTTGGTCAGGTTTGTAACGCTTTACGAAGTCGATCAGATTAGCAACTGCCCTCTTATCGTGGTAGGGGATTTGCAGATCGGATACGATCAGTATTCGCTTCATTTATTAAGTTGAGCCTCTAGGACTGCTAAACGCTTGTCTATGCTATTAACTTTGTCGCTGATACTAGATCCGCTGTTAGGTAATACCTGGGCTTCTATCTTTGCCAGTTTTCTAACTATGCTACCTAGTATTGCCATTAAGGATAATAGTAGCGCAGCAAACGACAGAATTAAGTTAGCGTCAATAAACATTATGGCTTCTTTTGGGGTGCTATCAGGCCAGTTATTGCAGCTGCAAGTGATCCAAGTATTGCCTGAGCGGTTAATTCATAATTGGCAGCAGTCCAAGCAGCTAGAAACGCTCCTAGTGCTAGACCAATTTGCTTGCCTTCTTTACTCGTCATCTTCGTCATTGTCTTCACTTTCGTCTGATAGGTTTTCTATTGCGTAATTTACTAAGCCTTGGGTACGCCATATTGGTTGCTCATCACTACTTAACATATCTACGAAGTAATCGCCTGTTTCTGTAAAGTACTCAACGACTAGAACGTAGTTAGTAGCAACCGCAGGTACATCACACGCTAGGGCTGCTATTTGTGCGAGTAGCCTTTGTATTTGCAGGCTTGGGCTTTCCTGGGCTTTTGGCATTAGCTACCTTCTTTGCAGTTGCTTTTTTGGCTACTTGTTTATCCTCGTTTGTCAGCAGTATTAAATCAGTCGGATCTAGGTGATCGTCATATCTAAACGGCGATTCGCGTAGCTCAAAGTGCAGGTGGTTGCCTGTGCTGTTGCCAGTCGTGCCTACCTTGCCCAACATAGCGCCCTCAGCTAAATCTTGGCCTTTGATTACCGTGGTCTTTGATAGGTGAGCATAGATAGCCCTAAGTCCGTTTCTAAACTCCACAATAACCGCTGTGCCGTAAGACTCGCCCCAGCTAGGGTAATTGCTTACCTCAACTACTTTGCAAGGTCTAACCGATACGACAGGCGTTCCAGCAGGCGCTTTAATATCTACGCCTGTGTGGTAGCCAGCTTTGTAGCGATCGTTCTTAACCCCAAAGTGATTGCTGATTGTGTAGCCCTGTACTGGATACATTAAAAGCCTAAAATCGCTTTAATCTCATCATCAGTCAAACCAAGCGCTGATAATTTAGCTTTGGCACCGTCTTTTTGTTTTTGCAACTCAACATTTTTTGCTAATTGTGTTTCAAACTCAGCAGCCATAATTGCAAGATCATCTTTTTCTTTTTTTGTAAACTCACTTTCAATCACTGAGTTATCTGATACGTCTACTATTCTATGAATTGCCATTAGTTACGCTCCATACACATAAATTGTTCCAGCGTTAAAATTGCCAGAACTTGAAATAATTGAAACACTAGAAATTGTACTTGCACCGCTGTATTGACCAAGCCCAAAATTAGTAATACTTGGATTACCTGTAGTGCCTGTTCTATCTGCTGCGCCTTGAGTTGAAAATGGCTTTACTTCTGTAGAATTGCAACCGTGCATTAAAATACCTGCCCAATGCAAATTAGTTTGTTGCGCACTTGACGACAATGCTAAACTTGTTTGCGCACCATTTACAGTTTCAAATGAACCTGAACCCAAATCAAACTTAGTTAAACTTACATTGTAATTAGAACCAGTATCACTATTAAATCTTAAAGAAACTGTGGTTGCATTTACAGATCGAGCCCCTGCTACAAAAATAAATAAACTGTTTTTGGCAGAAATACCGCTAACTGTAATAGTTGTAGCACCTGTCAAAGCCGTTCCACCTGCATTTATTAAAGTGTAGCTATCAGCCGTTGCCCCAGCAGTTTTCCACTCAGGAGCGGTGGCACCTGCGTTAACTGTTAAGACTTGATTAGCCGTTCCAATACCCAAACGGGCCATAGTATCTGCTGCTGTTCCGTAAACTAAATCTCCAGCAGTAGTTACTAGATCAAAAGTTGGATCAACACCAAAAGCAAAAGCGTGGTCAGAGTTGCTAGTTTTCTTTAATACTTGACCAGTAGTGCCACCTAGCAAACCTGCTAGATCAGCGTCTACTGCGTCTGCAAACGTTTCAAAGTCTGCTGGTAGGTCTGTCACCAAGTCAGTTGGCGCAGGTGTGACCCAACCATAATTAGGCGTTGTTGCCATTTATTACCTTCCTTATGCCACGACTTGGGCTTCTGCCCAGTCTAGTGTACCTGAAACCGTATTCCAAGCCTCTAAAGGTGAAACCTGATTCCAATTCTGCGATAGAACGCTTAGTGCGTATTCTGTCAGATAAAGCGTTAAAAATACTTCTTTTTGGTTTATTGTCCAATTTATGCCTTCGACAAAACCAGCAAAGTTATTCTCATAAATTGTGTTGGGTGGGTCAATTTCTAAGGGCATACCGTTGTACACCTCAATTAAATCATCGCGCAAGATATTGGTCATAGAGTCAATTTGCAAAGGTATCGTGATACTGCTTAAGGATCGGCGAGGATAACCTCGGGTAGTTAGGTAAAGTTCAAGTACCGCTTCTGCTGCTGCTTGATCGTGTAATAAAGTAGAGATAGATACTGCTAACTGACCATATTCGCTTATTGACCCTGCATTAGTATCTGTAACCGTGTCATTATTTTTGTAAATAACTGTAATGTCATTAGCTAAATCAGACATACGTTCTATGCTTGATAAGTTACTGGCTAGTATTACGTTTGTTGGTATTGTTGTAAAACCGTTTGCAGATACTTCATTAACTCGGTGGCTTGCGTCATCATAATTAAGCCTGCCGTCACGACCTTCGTAAAGTATGCCCCTAGCACTATTAGCAACTAACCCAGCAAGGTTAAAGGCATTAGTAGCGCCGTCTGAATAAGCTACTATCTCATAATCTCCAGGTGTATCTATGTTGCCTAAATAAGGATTGTAAGTATCCCAGGTAAGGGTAGGATCAACGCTAGCCCAGGTAACTCCTGCTGGAGTATCTTGCCAGCGCTCTGCTGTGGCTTCGTGAATTATGTTGTAAATACGAGTACCGTCAAACTCTTTGCTAAATCCACTATCGCCAACCAAGCGCCTATTTAATCTAGCTAGTGAACCAACACCTGTAATGCGTGTAGTAGTAGCAAACCCTACTGACCCATAAGACTGAATACTGCGTTCAATATCAGAAACAAAGCCAGCAAAGATAATTACAGGGGTGCCAGTTGTATCATCTATTTCTACCTGTACTGAGTGATCTATCTCAACTACTGGAATATCATTGTTAAACGTTATTAAAGTAATTGTGCAATAACCTGCACGGGGTTGCTCATCAACACTTGTGCGTCCAGTAGTAATGCTTACACCATTGAGCGTGTCGCCTGTGTAAGTTACTCCGTCAATTAAAACGGCTGGATTTGGTGTGTAGGCTGGCATTAGACTGCAAAGGCTGGTGTGGTTTGTATTGTACCTGCTCTAGCTGTTGCATTACTCAAAGCTGTACCAACTGCTCTGGCAAAGCCTTCCTCGTCAATTACGCTAGGAGCATTAACGTTAATAGTAACTGAAGGTGGTGTAGCACCGCGAATATCCCCAGTATTAGAGCCACCAATTAACTGACCTTGTGCATTGTAAACACCAAACCCTTGCGGATTAGCAACAAAGCCAATAGCATCTTTAAGGGTTTCAAGCCAAGCATTATTTACACCATTTGGATTGCCAGGTACTAAGCCAATTACGTTGCGCTTAAAGTCATCTGTAATAGGTTGCAATACGTTGGCTACTGATTCAGATATTGATTCTGCAAACAAGGCAGATCCTAAGCCACCGCGAGCAGATCCACCTTCAAGTGTGTTAATGCTTAATCCTGCTTTACTGCCACCTGTAAATATGTCTGCAATACCAGCGCCTAATTTACCTAGTGGTGAGTTCTTAATGGCATTACCTAATCTAGCGAATAACTGAATTAGATCGCCTATCTTGTCAATTAAAAAGGTAACTGTATTTACTATGCCCTTAAACGCTGCACCTAATACATCAATCAATATCGGTGCAACTGTACCCTTAACAAAGTTAGCCAAAGATTTAAGCAAGTCAATTAGTGGACGGTATTCGTCAGCATTTTCTCTAACTGCTGTGCTAATGTTTTCGTAAGCAGATCGTAAAGTATTTAGAACAGGTGTTAAGAAGTCTTTAATTGTTTTGGCTAAGCCTGAGGTATCGTTTTGAAAGCGATCAAAAATTGGTACTAAAAACTCGTTGATAAAATCAAACAAACGAGTCAAGATTGGTAGCAAGGCAGCGCCTACAGATTCTTTAGCTTCATCAAAGGCAACCTGTAACCTGGCTGTTTTGCCTGCAAAGGTTTCAGCAGCGTCAGCAGCAGCACCCTCAAAGGTATTAGCTAGTTGCTTAGTTATGTCGTCAAAGTCCATAGTCTTTAACTGAGCAGCTGAGATACCTACACCTAATTTACCTAAAGCTGTATTCTGACCCTCAAAGGATTTAGATAAAGCATTAGTAACAGATTCCAAACTCTTGCCGCTACCTCGGCTAATGTCTAGGGCTAAGTTTAATAGTTTTTGAGATTGCTCAATGTTCTTAGTAGATCTAGTTAAGCGATCTAACGCAGGGCGTAGTTCATCATCTGCAACGCCTGTCGCAAGTGCAGTAACGGTTATTTGTTTTTCAACTGCTGCGATCTGATCATCAGTAGCTTTAGTAACACGCTGTAAAGATCCCGCTAATTTAACTTGGGCTTGTTCGTCCTCAATAGCAGCCTTAACGCCGTCTACCGCTAATTTAACGCCATAGGCTGCAACGGCAGCACCAGCTACGGCAGCTGCTTTACCAACCGCTGCAAAGGCATTACCAATACGACCGCTACTAGATTGGGTTTCATTTTCGGCTGTCTTTAAGCCTTTAACTAAATCTGCTGTATCAGCAAGGATAGATAGTTTAAGAGTACGATTGCCAGCCATTAGTATTTATCCGTAATCTGCTTAAAGCCTTTTTCCCATTTGTTAATAAGTTCGGGCTGTTCTTGTCTTAAGGTCGAATAGATAAAGTAGCCAGCATTACCACGACCTCTGTTTGGCGATCTGCCAGGAAATTGTTTGTAACGCCTAGATCCAAACTCTAAGCCATAAAGTATGTCGGTAGTATTACCACCACCACTTAACTTTTGACTAGCAAAACCATACTTAAACTCACCAATCTTGCTGGACTTAGCAATACGAACACCGTCAGCAACTTTGATAGATCCTTTAGGGTATTTGTTATTACGTCTAGCAGCAGACTTAATTTGATCAGCAGCATACTCAGCCAACTTAGCAGATAGTTTTTTAGATTGCTCTACTGCTTCCTCGTCCATAGCCTTGAAAGATTTAAGGATTTGGCGTAGGTCGGCTTTGTCATACTCGACTTTAACGTCTGCCATTACGCTCCTTAAGTATCTCTAGTGCCGTTGCAATATCCTCAGCTGTATCCCAATACTGCATAGGGATC